CATCTGCGTAGCCTTCTGAATTTCTATCTAGTGTATATCTGTCCATATTGCCCCCTATTTTGCCGTTCTATATGGTGCTAGCATTGTTACTAGCTTATGTATTAGTTCCTTTTCCTTTGCTCCTTGTATTTTTACAGGATGATAGTCTTCTCTACAAACATTGCTGCAAAATACTTGTTGGTCTCTTCTTGTTTTAAATTTCTTGCCACAATGTTTACAAGTTCTAGTTATCTTCCCATCTCCTATGTAGTTGACTTCCCATATTCCTTTGTAAGCTGTTTTTTGTTTTAACATTGCTACTACGTTTGAATTTCTTATTTTATCTCCATATATCCCTTTAAAGTAGTCTGTTGCCTCCTTTTGTGTTGCAAATTCTACCACTTCTCCAGTTTTTACGTTTGTTGCTTTAATTAGATTCATATTATTCTCCCCTTCTCTTTACTTCTTTCGTTTCAAGCTCCTTTAGGTATTTCTTTAATTCCTCAGGCGACATTTTGAATTCTTTTACTTCTCCTCCTCTTTTATATCCTTCTACTTCATAATTGCCCTTTAAGACTATGTCACCTGGTTGGAAATAATATACTCCGCCTTGATTATTTCTTGTTTTAACTTGCTTTGTTTTTGCCTTCTGATGTTCTACAGATTCTTTTCTAAGGCATCCACAACTTTTTGTTATACCATGCTTTAAGTTGCCCTCGCTTACCGTTACTACATTTCCGCATTCGCATTTGCATCTCCAGTATCTTCTTCTACTTTTCACATAATCCAATTCCAATACTGTCAATCTTGCGAATTTTTCCCCTACTAAGCTTGGTCTTGGTGGTTTTACAAGTTTCATTTCTTGTACATATTTTTTTACAGCGCCATCACTTCTACCTATTTCGTTCGCGATTCGCAGGATACTATAACCTTTTTTTTCGTATAATTCTTTTATTTTTCTTTTTTCCAAATCTGTTACTTTATTTGCCATGCGATTATCCCCCCTTTCCAAATTATTCCTCCATATATTCCCATACTAATTTTTCACCTGTTACTGGATGTTTGCCAGCTGATTTTCTTTTACCTGTACAACATTTTGATATATCTGAACTACACACATCGTATTTTTCTCCAGCTTCCTTGATGCAATCAAATGTTTCACCTGTAGTGATGCATATGGCTTTTTTGGCCGACGGATTTTTACCCCCTGTCATACCATACATCGGATTTTTTTCTCCTTTGCGTAAATTGCTTATTTTATTCTTAGTTTCTATCGAATGATGCTTGCCGTACATAGGATTATTTTCACCTTTATTTGCTTCACTCAATTTCTTTTTAGTTTCTTCTGATATTTTTTTACCTTTATGTGATTCACTTAATTTTCTTTTAGTTTCTTCTGTATGATGTTTGCCGTAAAATGGATGATTTTTACCTTTTTGCTTTTCACTTCTTTTCTTTTTTTGTTCGTCTGTCAATTTTAATAATCCCATATCACGTGCATGTTGCATATTTTCTAAATTAGTGCACCATTCTAAATTTGATACTATATTGTTTTGTTTATTTGCATCTATATGGTTGACTTGTTGTTTATTTTCAGGATTAAGTATAAACGCTTGTGCTACAAGTCGATGTATTGATCTACTGCATAATTTACTATTTTTATATAAATTAATTCGTAAATATCCATATCTGTTTAATATCGGTCTAAGCACTTTTGTTTCTCCAGTGTGCTTATAGTCTAAACTTCTAACTCGTCCGAGATTACTAACTTCATATTTTTCAAATCCTTCTATCTTTCTCCAAATTTCGTTCATTTTTATCACCTTCTTTAGTATTATTTTATCATACTCTGTCATACTTTATCAAGTATTTTAGATTTATTTTTATGTAAAATCATGATATAATACCACTAAGAGGTGATATTATGAAAAAGAAAATTGCTATAACTCTAGATGAAGAAGTTTTAGAAAAACTAAAACAATATGCATCCGAAGAGGATAGAACTATATCAAGTCAAATAAACAAAATACTGAAAGACTTTTTAAAATCGATAGAAGGTTAATCACCTTCTATCTTTTGTTTTATATGATATTTCTTAATCTATAGTTGTTTTCTATTCCTCTAGGGAATGTTATTATATTATTTTGAGCCATTTCTACGATTCGTGAACCAACAGCTTCATCAAATTCCAATATCTCTTTTATGCTCTTTTCCGTACTGATTATTATCGGCATGCCTTTTAAGTATCTAGTGTTTATCACTTTATATATGTATTTTCTGTCAGCTACTGTAGGTTCACCTTTTAAGAAGTCGTCTAGGAATAGTACTGTTGGATTTGTATATTTTTCTAATTCTCTTATATAGTCTGTTTCGTCCATACTTGTTTGTTTTAAGTTAGTTAGCATACTTAGATATTCTTTGTATACGCAGCCTATATTGTTGTTAATAAGTTCTAGCATAGTTCCTATTCCTAAGTGTGTCTTCCCACTACCAGGTTGTCCTGATAATATAAGCCCTGCATTACTTCCTTTTTTTAGAAAATCTTCAATATACTGTTTAACCTTAAATTTCGCCTCTATTTGCCATTTCTTGTCAGCTTTAAAGGAATTAATCGTCTTTTGTTTAAAAACCTCTGTAAGCCCACTTCTATTCATTTTTTGGATACTTTGCTTTTTAGTTAAACACTTACAAGGTACTGCTACCTCGTAACCATGTTCATCTGTTTTAAATGTATATCCCTTATCTTCACATATAGGGCAGTCATAGTGCATATCTTCTACTTTACAATTTTGTTTCATTCGATTAAGAATATTTATTAGATCTTGGTCCATTAATTGCACCCCCATTCTTCTAATTTGCGTAACATTTCTAATGCCTCTTCATCTAGTTCATCATCATTAGATGTTGTTTTAGGTCTATTGTCTAGAAAGTCAAATTTGTGCAATTCATCTTGTTTAGGTTTGTCTTGTCCTTGTTGTAATTTGTATGCCTGTAATTGTTCCATGGTGTGTATGTTTTTATTGGTCCAGTTGTTTATTATCCCTTTTAGATAGCCTAAGTTGGTTTTACCTCTTTCTGTACATATTTCTATTGCTCTTTTAAAAAGCGGATAATCTATTTGATTACTTATATCTATAAGCCATTCTGATGTTACTCCATTTATTAGTCCGATATTCTTTTCATAGAGATTAGCAAACTTACCTACCGACTTACTATCTATATCTGTATGTATATCTTTCTCTATCTCTTTATCTTTCTCTATCTCTATCTCTATCTCTATCTCTGTCGTTACGTTTTTGTTACTGGGTGTTACATCGGTGTTACATTGTAACGCTTTGCCGTTACTTTGTAACATTTTCTTTTTTTCTCTATGTCTTCTAACCCTAGCAGCACTCTCGCTTTCACTACCTGTAAGCTCTTTTGCTTGTGGTAGAAAGAATTCTTCTTCGTTTATAATTTCAATTAAATTATGCTTTTCTAAAAATGCTAACGTCATAGCTACATTTTCTTCATCTTCATCTAGTTCTAAAGCTAATTCATCTGCAAATCTATCTTCTACACCTTCAAAGTAAAGTTTGTTTTCTTCTTTAATCGCTAGTAATAACATTTTTAGATAAATTATTGTGTATGTATCTCCGCCAGCTATTTTTCTTAATTTTTTAATTTCCTTTTGTCTGAAGAAATCATCTTTAAGTTTTAGCCAGTAATATTGTTTTGGCATATAAAACCTCCTTTACTTCTTCTAGGAAGGGGATTACTCCCCAACCTAGCTACATATCCATTACTTGTTGTCCATCTATTTGTTGATTTTCAGTTTCTATTGATTCATCTGATATCTCTGTAAAATCAGCTTCTATTCCTTCATCTTCTATTAAACTCATATCATCTGATATTTCTGTTTTAACTGTTTCGTCCATACTTGTAGCTTTTTGTAATTCAATGCTTAGTGGGGCATATTTTAGAAGTTGTTTTATTACTGTTTTCTTTGCCATTGCATCAAAGTCTGTTTGCCATGGACCACTGTTGTATGTTTTTGAAAATCTTTTTGCATGTTCTAAGACTTCATCTTTTGTCATAAATATAAAACTGTTACCTCCAGTATCTAAATGATATACTGCATAATAACCTATAACTTCCCCTCTATCACCTTTTAAAAGTGGTTTATGAGTTAATGTTTGATTAAGTCCGTAATCTATATCAAAAGTATCATTTTCTCTAACTTCATGTGCATATAGAGTTTTTATTTTTCCACTTCTTTGTGCTAATTCTAGTAAACCTTTATAGCCTATTTGAAATTGAACTTGTTTTCCATATGGTATTAAGTAAGCTTGTCCTAATGGTGTATTAGGTTCTAATCCTAATTGTGCTGATTGCATCATTGCTGCTATAAAACTCATTGGATCGCATTGTTGTAATTTTGTATTATTACTAAAGGCTGTTAATGCTACTCTTTGGAATCTTTCACTACTAACCATACTTGGAAGTGCTTTTTGTATTTGCCCTCCCATTTTAGTTAGCAGTTGTTCCATTCCTTTACTTGGGCTTGCTTTTTTAACTTGATTAGTGTTATTAGCTTTATTTTGCAATTGATTTTTTAAACTTGTCATTTTCAAAACCTCCTATTTAATACTGAATTTTCTAAAACTACTTGTTTGCATATATCGTTCTGCTATATTAGGCAACTCTTTTTTAAGCTTTTTACTATCTATCGAACTTCTGCTTTGAGATTTCCAAGTTGCTTTTCTATCTCCTATTTTTGCTACTTCGCAATCTTTCATTTCAGATTGTATTTCTTGCTCTATAATTTTCTTTTCGTTATTTAATGCTTTAATATCTGCAACTATTTCATCATAGCGATTAAGCTTATCTTTGGCATTTTTTATAAAATTGGTTATGTCTATTTCTTCTTTTCTTGAACTTGGATATTTTTCTTTTAAATAATCACTATATGCATAAGAACCATCTGGAACAGGTATTTTATCTTTTAGCACATTATTTTCCCAAAAGTCTTTTTCTATTTTCATCAAGTAATCTATAGTTTCTTGATCTCTTTCAAGCTTGTACCATTTAAACTCTTGATTACCTATTAATGCAGCTATATAACAATGAGTTGCTCCTGTTATAGCCATATAGTGTAAACATTGTATTTCATAGTGTGCTGGGATTCCATTTTCCCAGTCTTTTGCAGCATAGCTATTAGTAGTTTTACATTCTAAAAATGCTTTTTCTCCAACTATAGCTCTGTCTATGTTAGCGAATGCAAAAGGATATTTTTCATTAACTAATATGCCGTTTACATTTCTAACTTTTAGTCCAGTTTCTTCTGTAAATAATTCAGCCACAAATCCCTCTAATCTATTCCCTAATTCCATTCTGAAACTTTTTACTTCTTTTACTTCTTCTTTTTTGTCTATGTAAACTTGTACTGCTGTTTTCCAAGGATTTATACCAGCTACTGCACTGGCATCTGAACCACCGATACCTGATTGTCTATGTTTAAGCCATTCTTCTTTTGACATATCTTTTGTAGATACTAATATTTCTGAATCTAAAAATTTTCTACTCATTTTTTCCCTCCTGTGATATACTTGAATTAAATAATTTTATTTTTAAAAATATAATATTTCTGTAAACTCTCTAGTTGGCGCTAGAGAGTTTTTTATGTCTAATACATTTTCTCCCAGTTGCATTTGGACCACATTAAAACTATAAAGTCTTTTATAGTCATGTTTGGATATTTGTTTGCTAAGTAATTTAGTACCTCTGGTGTACATTTCATATAATCACCTCCTTTTATACTGCTCCAGCGCTTTCTTCTTGTGCTTGTAGGTAATTGTATTTTGCTATTTCGTAAAACGCTTTCTTTATATCTTTTAATATTATTGTTCTTTCCTCTTCTGTAAGCCCTACTGGAGACATCATAATTACTTTTGCTCTGTCGTTTTCATACTCATGTGTTACTTTATATTCCATCTAAGCACCCCCTTAGTAAAAATATGCTGTCTGAAATTTGTCCTATTCGTGTATGCTTTTCCACCATGCTCCTAGGAAAAACCCTACTGAAAAAACTATACTTGCTACTATGTATTTCATTACCATAATTACCTCCTTATTGCTCATCACTAAAGAATAGTTTTACAAAATCAACTTCTAATACTTCTGCAACTTTTTTTAAATTTTGTACTAACATGGTATCAATTTCTCCTTTTTCTATTTTCACTATTGTATTTTGACAAACTCCGCAAAGTTTAGCTAAATCTCTTTGACTAAGTCCTTTTTTTATTCTTGCTATTTTTACGTTCATACCGTTATTCATACATTTCCCCCTATCTGCTGTAATCAACTATTGTGTGATTACCTTGTTTTCTAAGTAAAGCAAACTTGTTTTGTATTTTATGATACATCTTTATTTCTTGTTGGAATGGAGTTATAATGCTCCATTCTTCTTTATAACCTCTAGCTCTTAAAATATCACTTACTATTTCTACTTCTTTTCTGTAAAAATGTTCTGTTCCTGTGTATATCGCCATATTTAGTTACCCCCTAAAAGCCCTCTTTCGTTAACTTCATTTAATAACTGTTCATCTGTATATTGAGATAAAATTTGTTTTACCTTTTGATTTTCTTTTTCTAACTTTTTATAGTATTTTTGAACCCTTTCCTCCATTGCTTTATTTGTTATAAACTCTACATGTTGCACACAATAATTAAGAACTATTGTCATAAATTCATCATCATTTATTTTTGGATCTATCCCTGATATGTCGTCTATGTATTCGAATCCTTCGTCAGAGCTATCTCCTATATAAACCTTTATGTAGTAAGGATATCTTTCGTCTAGTGCAAATTTAAGACTTCCAGCCCCTATTTCTATCACTCTAACATTTGCTCTCTCTATTCTTATGTCTCCCAAATAAGTAAATCCAATTTTTTTATTATCCTCCATATTTAATCCTCCTAATTATAAAAATCTGATTTTGTAACTTCGTTAACTGGTAATCCTAACTCTAATTGCTTGTTATGATCTTTTATTAATCCATCTTTTATAAGAAGTAATCTAAAGGTTTCTTTACCTCTAGGAGTTATAAGTGTTTGTGTGTCGCTATGTCCCCAAGCAGTTGTAAATTCTTTTAATTCAAAGTACTTCATCTTATTTGCATAAGGTTTAATTTTTCTTTTTTTATCTCTGTAGCATAAATTCTTTTGAATTAACCACTCTGTAAAAGTTCTTTCTTTTATTCCTAATTCTTTAGCAGTATCTCTTATATTTGTAAGTAAGTTGTTATCTACTAAAGCATCAAAATACTCTGCCTTTGGAGCCATTTCTCCTATAACTTCGGACTGTTTTTCTATAACTTTTGTTTGTTGTTGATTTTCTATTACTAATTTTTCTTTTTCTTGATATTCAAGTATCCAACGTTTTGCTCTTTCTACTGGATTTTCTATCATATAAGAAGGTGTATTTTGTTCTTTTAATGTTTTTTCCATTTCTTCGAATCTATCCATATATCTAGCGGTAAATAAGTTACCTTTTGTTCCAGTACTTTTATGTGCTAGAAATTCACAACCTAATTTTGTAATTTGAAACTCTCTGTATGTTTTGTTGTTACCTGGAACTTTATAAGTTCCTTCTATCCAATATTTTTGAGAACGGATTTTTCCGTTTTCAAAATCTTTATTTATTTTTTCTATCTTTTCTAATAAGTCACTATGTCTAACCTCCATCATTTCAGCTACTTCTCTAGATGATACTGTTTGTACTATTCTTTCTACAGTTTTGTTCATTTCGTTTATGTAATCCATATTTCAACCCCCTCATTATAAAGATAAGTTTATTTTTTGATTTTTATTATTCAATTTGTTTGGTTCTTCTGTAAAAAAAATTTCCTCTATTGTTAAACCGAATAAGTCAGATATTTTTTTTGCTTCTTTTAATGTAAAATCCTGTTTACCATTTTCTTTTCTACAGTAACTCATAGGGCATATACCTAATTTTTCTGCCACTTGAGATTGAGTTAAATTGTTAAACTTTCTATATGCCTTAATCATCATCTTTTTTCACTTCCTTTCTGTTTATACTTATATAATATTAAACTTTTCTTTATAAGTCAAGCATTTTCTAAACAAATTTTTATATTTTCTAAACAAATATTATTTCGAAGTAAACAAAATATTATAATTGCAAGGAGTGTGCCACTTTTTGTATAATATAAATATGTAGGTGCTAGTAACATATTTATTCATTTACGTCAATGTAATTTTGAAGGAGCTGAATAGGAGGAAAATCAATGCTTAAACAAGGAGAAATTTTAAAGAAGCTACGAATAGAAAGAGATTTAACCCAAGAAGAGTTAGGAAAATATATAGGAGTATCAGGCCAAAGTATTAATAATTGGGAAAATGACAGAAGGAAGTATGATTTAAAAGCTATACTAAAGCTTTCAGATTTTTTTAATGTAACTACTGATTATTTATTAGGTTTATCAGAAGATAAAAAACCTATAGAGGATATAACAGAACGCCAAAAGAAAGCTATAAGAATGACTGATCAATTAACAGATGAGCAATTTAAATCTATTTTAGAAATGGTATTAAGTTTTAAAAAGGACTAGGAAAAACTCCTAGTCCTTTTTTATATCGATTTACTTTTCTTCATTATTTGCTTTTTTTATTTCTTTTTCGGCAAGTTGTATGTATAACTCTAAATGGTTTTGACCTAATAATTTTATTATTTCATCTCTTTCTAATATATTTTGCATGTTGCCCCCCTAATTCATTTTTATAGAACGTTTGTTCTATATATTCTTTATCTATATTATATACGATTTTTTATAATATAGCATTTAAAATGTTCCGAAATACTTATAATATATATTATACTACCAACTAATAAATAAAAAGAGGTGTTTTGGCATTTTTTAGTATAAAACTCTGTATAATATGCTACAATTTAAGAAAAATATAAATAAGAAAAATATAAAGGGGGATAAATATGAGTAAAAAACAAATTGATGAAACTAAAAAGAAAGGATTTTTTAGACGACACAAAATATTAACAATAATTCTAATATTATTTATAGTTATAATAGGCATCAGTTCTTGTAATAGTGAGGATACTGGTTATAACGCTATAGATATAAATACATTAGAAACTAAAGATGTTATGAATGGTATTAAAACAGAAAAAATAGGAGAATGTGAAACTGTAAATTGTGATAACACTAAACTTACAGATGAAGAACTTATTAAATTTTATAAAGAATATATAAAAGATAAAGATTATAATTGGGTACAAATCATGTTCTCTGATGGTACTGGTTTACATTTTGCAGGTTCTAGTTATGTATTTACATATAGCACTATAGACGAAGAAAATGGTGCCACTAATACCAAAGGTACTGGTTATATAATAACAGATGAAGGTGAAGATAAAGAACGTGTAGAATATGAAGGAGAAGATTACACAAAATAGAAATAAATAATATAAATAAACATCAGGGCAGTTAGCAGCTGCTCTTTTTAATTAGGAGGGAATGAAATGAAAACATGTATATACCTTAGAAAAAGCCGTGCTGATGAAGAACTAGAGAAAAAAGAAGATGTTGATACACTTGCTAGGCATAGGAGTACATTATTAGAAATTGCTAAAAAGCAGGACCTTAATATAGTTGAAATAAAAGAAGAAGTAGTTAGTGGAGACAGTATTGCAAAACGCCCCAAAATGATACAACTATTAGAAGAAGTAGAAAATAATACATATGATGCTGTATTGTGTATGGATATAGATAGACT